ACTCCAATGTGTTACAAACTTCTAAAGTTTCTTTTTTGAAGTTCTCAATTCCGTATTTTTTAATTGCCAGTTTTAACCTTTTACCTGAACCATAATAGTTAGGATTATTATGCGTGTCTTTACCCACATAAAATTTTTGGTTAATTAAATTTGTTGTTCTATAAATAATCATATGGTTTTACCTCCTTACCATATAAATATCAGGTAAAATCAAAAAAACCTAAACTGCTAACTCTAATTTTGAATTTATTTTAGATATAGCATCAATTCCAATAATCTCAAAATCGTTAATCGTATAGTCGTAGAAGTTTTTATCTTCTTTCAGTATTAACTTTGGTTGTATATCTAATGGTTCTTTGTTTAATAGTTCAGTAGAAGCATCAAAATGTCTGTCGTAAATATGAAGGTTTTGAACTAAATGACAAAACTTACCAACTTTATATCCGCAATGTCCGGCAACCATCATTTGTAATGCAACATACTGAATTTTATTTATATATCCGGCAACCAAATAATCGTTTGACCTTTGGATTAAGGTCATATCTAACATCAATTCCTCACCGACCTTTCTTACGGACCATAGTGTCTCATAAGCACAAGGAAATAAACCTTTTGTTGATTGTAAATCTTTGTACTGAAACATATTAATAATGTGTCTTCTCCCAAATGGATCGTTAACAAGACCATCTAATAATTGATTCATTAAGTCATATTTGTTAATGGTTTCACCATATCTCTGACCAATCGTATTGTTACCAATATTCCATTCTTCCCACCAATTAATACCCATTTCACGAGCAACACTTAATGATGAAGTTTGTTTTTGATATATCCATAAGATTTCTTTTATACCGGTCTTTATTGCGGTGTTTCTTAATGTTGGGATTGGAAATTCGTCTTTTGATATATCATACTCTTCAAAAACACTTGTAATAAATCTTGAGTTTGCCGGTGTTCCATCCTCATATTTAGGTCTTGGGTTTTCATCCCACGAACCTTCAGACATGATTCTTTGTATGTTCTGAATATAATAGTTATCCGCCCTATTCATTAGTCAATCATTTTATATGTTGAAGATAAGACTTCTGTCTCTCTTTGAATTTCCTCTGACTTTTTATGTTGATCAATAATAATCATAGCTTGGGTTTCATCGAAATATCTGTCACCAATATTTTTCCATCTGATTTCTTGTCGTTTTACCCATCCACCATAAACATGTAAGTCACCTTTTTGTGGTACATACCTTTTTTCTCCGTTTTGGAGTTCGTCAATTTGTATTCTGTAATAACTCATCTTATTCTGTTTTGTTTTTCCATTCTTTCCAAGCGTTAAAATCTTTCAGGGATTCTAAATTTTCTTTATCCATTTCTTTGGTTTGTTGTATTAGTAAATCTAATGTTTCCCATTCTATTTTACAATATCCCGGATCGCCATATGATTCTAATTCTTTACCCAACCATTCTACTGCTGTCATATTATCTTCTTTAGCTCTCTTTATTTGTGGGACAACCTCATTTTCAAAGACTTCTTTTGCGTTACGGTTAAACTCTTCTACATCTATTCTTGATGTTATTTTATTTAACTGTTTATCTAAGTTATTCATTATTTCTCACCTATAAACTTAAGTGCCGATGTGCTTCCGGCCATGTTAAAGGTAAAAACTTCAGATGAGCAAGTTATATCATTTACCCTAATTTTTAATAAACTACATAGTTTAAAGTCGTTAAGTATAGTGCTTTCCATTAAGTTATCGACTATCCATATAATTGTTCTATCTTCAGAAACTTCCATAGGTTCAGAGTATTTCACATAAGAACCATTAACTAAAAAAGACAAGTCTACCGTTGGGTATTCATCACAAGTATATCCACCCTGAAGATAAAAAAATATTGTCCCATCCACATTTTCTAACTTTAAAACTGATCCATTATTTTCAGCAGTATAACATATCCGATAAGGTTCATCAAACCCATTATTAATATTTTTGTTCATCCATTGTGCGTTAACATTTAAGTTTAACATTAACGCGATACTAATTATTACTTTTTTCATATTTTTTATAAATTTTGTTTTATTTTTAAAATCCTCGTTGGCAATATACCATTGCGTTTATTTTTTCTTTTTGTAACCATATTAGGTATCTGAATAACTTTTTCATTTGTCTTTTGTTTTTACTTAGTTTTAATTTGCGATTTATATGAAAAATTCATACTTTTTGCAATAAAAAATTATATCATTTTAATCGTTTAAATTTAAACTATAACCTTCAAGAGTCTCTCTTATTTCTTCTCTGATTTTTTCACAGATTTCCATTTCCTCACTTGATGCTTCTTCATTGGAATAAAACTTAATTCCGTGTTTGGTTGTCGCTCTTAACTTTTGATCAAGATCCCACATTGCCAATTTCCATTTATAACCATCAAGAGCTACTCTAGCATCTTGTGATTCTTCTATCGAATCAAATTCTATTGTTATTTTTCCCATAAAACAAAGTTATAAATTTTTTTATAATAAATCAAGAAACTCGTTGAATTTTACTTTAGATGGTGGTCTTCCATCAATATCACAACAGGTATTGTAATAATTTCTGATTTTGTCAATTACTTCCTCAACTTTAATTTCTTTAAGTCCATCCATTAATGTGTTGTCCCATAATTTAATTTCGTCGTCATCCATATAAAAATCACCATCCGACCCTATGTAAGGTGTTATTTTTTCACTCATGATATTTTTAATTCAATTCTGTATTTCTTTATTTTCAAATTGAGATAACAAAGAAACCACAGTTTCATCAACCAAACTAACGTTATGTAATTCTTTTGATGTTTTATAATCGGAAACATTAATTTTTGATTTTATTTTTTTTTCTCCATCTGTTATGGTAATTTTAATCTCAAAATTTTGTTCCGGTTTTGTTTTTTTATCTATTGGTGGTTTGTAACCAAATTCTTTCTCTTGTCTTATTTCGTTGAGTGTTCTTTTTTTCACGTTTTATATTTTTAGTAATTTATTTGTTATTCAATACCGTCCTCGAATTCTTTCTCTGCAAGAATACTACCCAAAAACTGTGTTTCATTTTCTAAGAAAACTATATAATTGTTTAATAGATTAATAGAATCTTTTTTACTTTTAATTTGGGTTTCAAGAGAGTCTATTCCGTTATTTAAATTTTTGGTATAAGCATCGCAATTAGATTTTGTCTTACATGAAGTCATGATAAATAACATAACGATCACAGGTAATAATAATTTTTTCATATTTTTAATTTGTTTTTATATTTTTATTATAATCAATTTTTATTGCAATGTCAACTTCATAAAACGTATTAACCCACATAAAACATCTATAAAAAATCTATTTCATTAGTTATTGGATTCCAATCAATATTCCAAGGTTTGTGGGAATAAAGATATTGCTCATTCAACGCAGACGCATTGAAGTAATGTGTGTGACCATCATAGTAATGTCCGTGTCCGCTATGGATGTGACCACAGATATGGATTTTAGGTTTGATTTGTTTGATTTTCTCTGCAAGTAATTCACAACCCAAGTGAACATTGCGGTTACCTTCAACATCATCCAATATTCCCCAAGCCGGTCCGTGAGTAATTAAGATATCAATCCCTTCAGGAATCATATCCCATTTTGCTTTTAACTCTTCACCGTTTTTAGGTAAGTTAAATGCCCAATTATAAAACTCAGGTTGCCAAGGAGAACCCCAAATTTTAATCTCAGGTCCATCACCATCTTGGATGGTTATTAACTCATCTTGGATATACTCAATAGTTTTATATCCAGTTAAGATACCTTTTACTTTCTCAACGTTGTTTTGGAATCCCCAATCGTGGTTACCCGCAATGAATACTTTATGATCGTAAGTTGCAATTTTGTCATACCAACCCGCAAACTGAGTAATCTCGTGTTCGTAACCCATAGAACTTATGTCTCCGGCGTGGATTAACAAATCGCCACCATGTAAATCACCTGTAACGTGCTTATGCTTATTATGCGTATCGCTAAATATTGAAATTTTCATAATACAAATATACTAAAATATTTTAAATTAAATTCAATTCTACTCTATATTTTTTGATTTTATCTCTAGTTTTTTGATATTCGTCTTGGTCAATAGATTTGTGACCATTAATAATTGCTCTTGTTATTATTAATTCATTTTTTAAAATAAAAGACATTTTTTCTTGATTGGTTAATTCGTAAGGAACAACTTCTGTCCTGATAAACTCTCTAATCATTCCTCTAATATTTTCAATGTGTTCTTTTGGATTTTCTTTTGATCCGTGTACCATAACAGATTTTTGGTAGATTGTTCTACTTAAATCTAATATTTTTTTATCAAACCCCATTTAATTTTTTTATTTAAGATATGTTAATATTCAGAACTTTATTTTATAAAGTTTCGTGTTCTATTTTTTTTATTTTTACAAAATAATTCTTAACCATTTGTTCTTTGGTTTTACAATACTCACCAGTTACAATAAAATCAAATAAAACTTCAATATCTTCTTTTATGAATTTTTTAACTTCAGGTTTTTGTGACCATTTTTGGGTTTCAGGACAAAAAGGATATAACTTTAAAATACCATTATCGTCGTATTTTACCATCCAATCATCATTATGTTTTATTAAATGTCCGACCATAATTTTACATATAAAGACGATATAATTTTTCGGCAATAAACTTTAACTGATTTTCAAGTTTTGCAACTTGTTTTTTTTGATCTTCATTTAGTTCAAAATTTTCGGCTTTTATATCTGAAATTTCATTTATTATCGCCCTATGATCATTCATTAATTTTCCGTGTAATATTTTCTTATCCATAATGTTTTTTTTTTAATCCCAATACTGAGATAATCTTTCCTCTAAAAGTCGGAAAAAAAGTTTATTTGGTTTATTATAACTATAGTAAGATACTCTTAAACATAAAGTTTTTTTATCTTTAACCCCAATATCAGTAATTGTTTATTTTTTTAAGGTGTGATCAATTAAAATAAATGGTGGATATATTCTAACTTCTGATCCATCACTGTTAAAATAATATGCGACATCTCCGTCAAAACTTATTGTGTCTGTATACCAAATGGCATCATGCATTGGGTTAGCCCCTGAGGTTGGGAAATAAACTTTTCCTTTAATTTCATATTTGTATTTTTTTTCCACACAGGAAAAAACCAAAAAGGATATTAGTAATATCTTAATTATTTTCATCTTTAAATCTTGTTTTATATTTTTTTTAGTTATTAATATTATTTGTTTTATAAATATAACAATTTTACGGCAATTCATCAAACAAATTATCATAAGCTGGTATATTAAATCCTAATATTTCATTTTGCCAATATGATAGCTCAGGTGTATATGTATCCCAATGTGGCACCATAGAGACTATTTTTGATCCATTAACCGCCGTATCGTTATCAAATGTTGCTTGTTGTTCAATCTCTTTACCACTACGATATTTTTTAATCATCTTTGGTAGTTTTAAAGTTCCCAACTTATACATCAAATTGATATTTGCCAATTGTATTTTAGCAACATGTGAAAACTCAACTGATGGTGTTTCATTAAACTTTGCTCTTTCTTGAACATTCAATATCTCATTTTTTCTGTATTGGTATTCCACAGTAATTCTTTCATCACTATCTATTGAACCTTTACGGATTGAGAATATTAAACAATCTGGTCTTTCTGAATAACTACGAACACAATTTCGTTGATGTTGTGATTCTTTTTCATAATCCATAGTTTTACGAAGTAGAACAGGATAATAAGTTTCGTATTTGTGTTCCATAGGTGTTTCTAAACCATCTATATCACCATAGAATCTTTCAACCTCACCTTTTCTGTATGATTGTAAAAGACGACTAAGTTCCTCGTGTTCTAAATTAAAACTACTAATGTTTGTGAACTTAAATTTCACATCCTCACCAAGATTTATTAAATCTCTTTTCATATCTAAATGGTCAAGTAATATTGCCCATTTATTATGTCCGTAAAAGTATTTTATCATGTCTAGAATTCTATCCTTTTCTTTTGAAGTTAAAGGTGTTGACATTCTATTACGTTGGTATTGATTGTATTGATCATAAAAACATTCAAAAAATCTTCCCATTTTATTATCCTCTATTGGAAGACCAAATTCGTCGTTGCTGTAATACTCGTAAAAGTATTTATTTTCAATTTTATTAAATCTATCAATACCCAAAAGGTTGTAAGTCATATGCAATTTATCAAAGTCAACCCAGTCCATTTCATTAAAAATCTGTTTGACTTTGGATCCTTTTAGTTTTAGTTTATCCATTGCCGTATCCACCAAGTTCATATCAAACTTTTTTAATTCTTTTTTAGAAAAGAATATACCTGTGAATTTTCTCCAATTGTTCGGTATTTTAATTCCATTAACCAAATAGAAAGTTAAACTATAAAAAGACTTCATACAATCCCACTGAAAGTTTTGTGGGTTTTCAATGCCCATTCTATCCCAAATCTTTTCTAAGAAAAAATAAATATACTGGTCTAATTTAACACTTTCATCAATTATAATATTTCTTAAAAGACTTTCAATTGCGTAATATGTTGGGTTTACCTTCATACTACTTCCAATAACTTTCTTTTTTTTAGTGGAGAATGTTCCTGAATAAAACATTTTCTTTTTGAAATTGAAGGTAAAGTAGTTTGTGGATTTTCTTTCTGAGAAATATTTGGAACCTACACCTCTAATTTTTCGGTGAGTCTGAAATTTGATTGATATTTTATCCTCACCCTCTTCTATGAATAATCGTTGTCTATTAAAATTAACAGTAGCACATGGATTTCCAAAATTTTTAACAAAATCTTCTTCTGTAAAACATTGGGTATCAGAAAAAAATCTGTCTCCATTTTTGGTGACATATAAATTTAGTAAATTTTTATATCCAAGACTATTTGTATCTTTTTGATATATGTCGCAAAAATTATGATATAGTTCAGTCCTATAACTTTTTTTCTCAACTAACTTATGAAATGTTTTACCTTCTACTTCTAACATAAAACAAAGATACAAAAAAATTATAAAATAACTAAGATTTTTTCATAATTTCATGTCTTTTTTTAAACTGTAATAAAATAAAAATTAAATCGTCAAAATTTTCAAAATCCCATTTTTCGGTTTTTAAAACTAAAAAATTTTTATTTTCACAATTTTCTGTTTTTATTTCTAATGTTTGAGATAGGTGAGTTCTATTACATCTGTTTGTTGGTTGATCCCAACTTATTGAAAATTTTTCATCACTGATATAAAAACTGTGTTCTGTTTCAATATCTTCTTTTTCTTCCGTATTTTCTATGTTACTTTCAATAATTAAATCCTCTTCAATTATTTTTTTTTTGAATTTTCTCATATTAAAAAATCATTTAAAATTATAAAGTATATTTATAAATCCCATCTTCTAGTTCGACATCTAATGTTCCACCATTTTCAATTATTTTTTCTATTTGTTCAGATGTGAATTTTATATATTCAGGTTCCATAAAAATTTTATTTGCCTGAGTTAAAGATAGTTTTGACTCAGTTAATAAATTAAAAATTGTTTCATTTTCACAATTAACAATTGATGGATATTGTCCTCCAACTGTAACAATAACTTTATCCCCCAGTTCTATTTTATCTAAAGAAATGATATATGGTTTTTCTTCTACCATAATAAGTTTAACTTTTTGTTTTTTATTTTCGTCCATATTTAAAGTCTTAAATTATTTTTATTATTCATAGTTATAATATAATCCATTAAGTTTTTAACTAAAGAATTAGCGTCTAATTCGTTATATAACTCAGGATATCTATCTTTAAGAATTTTATTTTCTTCATATTCTCTACAACTTGAAAGTATGTCAGATAACATGGTTTTTAACATGTGATCTTTATTATAAGTATTATCGATTTTCTTTTCAAGGACTTCACCCTCCAATTCTTGACAATATTCTATCAATTCAATTACTTCGGGTTCATCCATTAGATGTATATTATTTTTGAATATTTGGTTTATGTTCTTCATATTAATTTTATAAATCCCAAATACTTTTTTTACCTTTCTTTGGGAACTTGAGTGATAACCACAACATAAACTTTTTAATCATTCTACTCATCTTTCAAAAACTTTAATATTTTTTCTTTAATACCACTTTGTTTGATTCCCTCACTTTCTTTTGGTGTTAGAACAAAATTAGATAGACCGGGGTTTTTATCATCATCTTTACTATGTGAAAAGTTTTTAGATAAAAACTCAACACTCATATTAAGATCGTCAATTGCCACCCAATGAGTAACTTCGGGATGGTTCTTTAACCAATGTCCGATCTCCATACTTCGTTCTATTTCTAAATCAGCTCGAAACCTAAACGCATTCCATTCTCTTGGAAATATGTCTTTGAACATGTCCGTTACTGCAATTGGTCGTTTGATGATTCCTTGACTTATGTAGTAATCACCAAGTTCCTCAAGTGTTGCATTGTATCTCCAATCTGAACTTACAACTATTTCAGCACCTGTTTCTTCAAGTATTTCATTAAGGACCTTAATTGCCTTCTCATCAAAGTCATCAAATCTACATTCAATAGGACGATTTGTAAATTCAACATCAGGATTATCCTTATGAAAATTAGCCCATTTTTTTGCTCGTCCACCCCAATTATTGAATAGGCAAATTACTCCGTCGTTATCAAGCATCAAAATTTTCATTTCTAAAAGTGTTTTCCGTGTTTACCCCAAACCCCAATACATAGGATTAAAAGAATAAACAATATGGTCATAATTAACATAACACAAAGATAAGTAAAAGAATTAAATAAAAAAAGGGAATTATATAATTCCCCTTAAATTGTAGACCTCATCCAACCAACTCATCATCCTCCTCATCTACCTCATCTGTTGTGACTCCCCTTAAATCGTAGGCCTCAGACAACCATTCCTGTGTGACTTCCTGTATTTCAGAGTAGTTAAATCCAAAAACTTTTTCTAAAAATGACCAAATTATACTATAATTGATGTAAACAAAATCAAATTCATCATCGTAAACCATTAGATTATTTCCTATTTCATATCTAAATAAAGTCAAATTAGGTTTTTCTTCACTATTAATAACATCCAAATCATTAAATAAATTAAGAAAATCTATTGGTGATTCAATTCCAACAAGTTTTTTAAGATTATCAATCCCCCCAACCAATCCGTAAACACTTTTCCAACCATCTTCTTTAATCATATCAATTAAAGATCCCTTAACAGAATTTTCTTTAATTAACTTTTGTTGACGTTCTGAAATTATTATTTTCATATATGATAAATACTTCGTTAAATAAAAAACCCCCCTGTTAGAGATGGGACACTAAAATATCCATACAGTAATTTTCATATAATGGGAATTCTTTCAATATTTCTTTATTTAGGATTAAACTTCCGCTGAAAGTGGGGTCAGAAATAACCTTATGTGTTTCAGATAATTCATTATAAATAATATTATTATAAATTCTAACTCTTTTAGTGTTGAATAAGTCGTCGTCATTTCCCGTTTTAATGTTAGGGGCACCAAAATAACCAAATGAAGAATATGGTTTTTCTTTTAATATTTTTTTCATTTCGGACACTAAAAGAGTTATTATCTGAAGTGGTATGTTTTCTTTTGTTAAGTATGAGTATTCGTCATAATGTTCTCTTCCCATATCACCTAAACGAGATTGTTTTACATAGAAATCTTTATTTAACTTAGGGAAAAATGATATCAAATAATAATCATATTCGTATTGTTCAATGTGGACTATATATTTATATTTAGGGGTCTTAAAAGTGTAAATGTGTAACTTTTGATAATGTTTATCTGATTTTGGGTTACTAGACTGAACAAATCTCCAACCAAACTTTTGTTTTAATTCGTCAGCCCTTTCTTGTGAAAATTTAATCTCATTTAGAAGTTCTTTAATTTTTTCCCTCATCAATCAATTATTTTTTATCAAATGCTTTATCGTATTCAGGAGTTCCGAATTCAACCATATTCCATTCACCATAAAATTTAGGGTTGTTAACCGCACATTTACCAGACTCCTTAAATTCTTTATTGAATTTAGTTGACATCTCTTTTGTGTATTTCACTTCAAATGGTGGTTTGTTTTTCATGTGTCTTATTTTATACAAATATAATATAAATATCAATATAAAAAAAACTTTTAGTAATAAAAAAAGGGGGAGTAGCGAATTCCCCCCTTTAAATCGTTACCCTAACGGATAACGGCCCTAAAGCCCATCAACTAAGATGGGGTCTCTTAAAAAAAAATCCCCACATATTTCAGTGGGGATCAATTTTACCTAGGGGTGGGATTTTCAACCTGTGTCGGATTACGCCAGACACCCTACGATTGGTATTTTTTAATGATTGAACCAACAACAATCAATTGTCTTACAAAGATAATACTTTTTTACAATTCTACAACTATATCTCCACTTTTACATGAATTTTCTTTTAAATTTTCTTTTTTACTTCTTGGTGTAACACCAAAATATAAAAAGTTACCGTCATCAGAAAATGCAGAACTAACAATTTTTAATTCATTACTATCTTTTTGTATGAGAAATTCAATAACATCAAAGTATTCCTCATCTTCATTATTAACCATTCTTTTTGTAAATATGATTCTTTTATTACAAGGATTATGCGTTTTGAAGCTATCAATAATCTTACCAATATCTTTTTTAATTATCGGTATCAATAACTTATCACTAACACCAATCCTATAATCGTTATCTGAATTATTTTTTTCATAAAACAAATCAATATTTTCCTTATACGAATTATCCCCATGTCGATCAAACCACTGATGGTATGTGGATATTATATTATATAACATTTTATCATAGACTTCACTACCTTTTTGTTTAGGAAATTTTCTTTCCTCCAAAAGATATTCTCTGACAATTCTTTCTATTAATCTTTTCATATTCTATAAATATAAAACCCCACCTTTTTGAGATGGGGGAATTTTTATAAATTATTTTATAAATTTTAAATAATAAATATTACCTAATAATAATAACGAAATACTCCAAGATGTTAAACAATACCATTCTTTAAAATACCAACAAACTGATATGTTAAATAATATTATTAAAAATAATGGCACATAATAAATTCCTTTTTTCATTGTCCAAATCCTACTTTTTT